GTTTGGACATTTTCCTGGTTAAAATCTCTCCTAGTGGCATAGGGGTTTGAAGGCACGGCGTACTTCGGGCGTAAATTGTAACTTCGTGCAGAATGTCTTGGACTTCAGTTGGTCTCGGCGTCCCGGTGTGGGCCGGACCGTTAGGATATGATGCCCCACCTATGGTGCGACACATAACTTTCGGGTCGATGGCACCCACCACAGTTGAAGTCCCATCCCTGGCAACATTGACCAAGTTGCCGGATGAGCCAGCAGCAGAATCCGTGGCTGCTGCGGCGGATGATCAGCCTCCGGTCAAGGCACGTGTGCCTCCAGCACACCCGATTGAAGATGCCACCGTCCAATCGGAAACATATTGGGATAGGTTCTGGAGGAGCGTATCCCGAAAGGCGATGAAGTTGTGCGGTATGCACACCTTTGTCGCCGATTGGGAGCGGGACATCAAGTTCCGCTCAGATGTGCGCAAAGAGATGCGCACCACCTTCCAACTGTACAACGACAAAACGTTGAGCGAATCCATCAAAATGGAGGTCGAGGCCGCCAACGCGACTGAGGTCAATCACGTTCCACGCCTAGTTGCGCACGCCACCGTTGCGTTGCGTATGAAACTGGGTCTTGGGGCGATGGACCGCAGCGTCGCGGGCAATGTTGCACTCGTTCGAGCGGAAGCTGCGAAACTCCTCCGCGGATGGAACCTCCGTGACATGGATGCTGCTGCCCACTTGCTGGAGATAGAGCGGTGCTTCTTTGAAGATGACACGCATTATCGCGTAACGACGTGGCGCGCACGTGCTTGTGCACGCAGCAAATTCGTGAAGTGGTGCCTAAGTAAGTGGACTGGGGATAAAACCCCGATCTACGATTACTAGGGGCGCCCAATTCAACACGTGGGACTTGATACGCGTCACAACGTGCCGGCTGACAAGCTTGGCTGGTTGCGTGATGGCCGTATTCAAGCAGCACTCCGACGACCGTGTTTAACGGTGCGTTGGAATGGGCGGAGAGGGAAGTTGAGAAGGTACCATGTTGTACCGCGCATGGGCCCCAATCATGATCTAGGGGTTTACAATAATGGCGTGCATGCTGTTGAGCGTGCCATGATTGAGCGGTACTTTTTATGTGAGGTGTCGGAAGGCAAGTTTGAGAGGGCGTTGCCCACTCGTCGCCGTGAATGGAATACCGATTTGTTGAAGCGCTTTCGGAAAATGGTCGTTGATGAGGTCAAGCCAGTAGCCACCGTGTTAACGCTACGTCAAGTAGTTGAATGTTACACTGGTGCCAAACGCAAGATCTACCAGCGGGCATACCAAAGCCTCATGCGGCATTGTATTAACGGCGGAGACGCGCACATCCGGCCCTTCACGAAATTCGAGAAACAGAGTTTGTCCAAAGCACCACGGATCATCAACCCACGCAGCCCTCGGTATAATCTTTACCTTGGGAAATGGCTCAAGAAGGCCGAGAAAATATTTTATGGAGCCATCAACAAAGCGTGGGGGGAACGCACCGATCACACGGTCATTAAGGGCATGAATGTAAGGGAGTCTGCACGGGTATTGAAGCAGAAGTGGGATTGTTTCCGCAAACCAGTCGCGATTGGCCTTGATGCCAAGAAGTTTGACATGCATGTGTCA